CTTTATCACATATCCCACCGTGTGCGCCAGCGCGAAGGTTCTCCGCACCAATCTTAAGTATTCTCACTAATTCGAGTTTTTGTTCATCATTTAAATCCATAACGTTCTCTTTCTCAGCCTCATCCATAGCTTTTTTCTTATATTCTTTGTCGTCTTCTTTGTATGTTTTCAAACCTTTAACGATATCTGCCATTTCAGAAATTTTTACGGTTTTAATAAAATGAGGTTTGGTTCCTGAGATAAACCCACCAAACCAGCCTCCTGCAGCAGATAAAGAAGAACAGCAGCAAAGTCCTAGGACAACACCGATAGCGGCCATATTATCATGTACATAGATTTAAATTTAGGCCACCATTCCCTTCTTTTTGAGGACGTTTTTCAGTTCAGCCATGAGTTTAGCGCGTCGAGCGTTTACGACTGGTCGCCGTTGGGGTGGGGGAGGAGGAGGTGGTGGTGGGGGAGGAATACCCGCACGAACCACGGTTGGAGCAACTATAGTTTGACACACTCTGATAACTCTCTGTGCATTTTTCACACTGTTATCAAAGTTCATCCTAATTTTGGTGCGAAGTTCCCTAGCTGTGAGCTTCACACGTTTACCCTTGACAGTTTTGGTGATCCGAAGACCTTGCTTCTTGGCCTTGTTTTTTAATTCAAGATACTGCATATACTCTTGGTTGATATTATAATATAAAGTTATCATTCTTAATTTTATTAATATGTTGGCTGTTTGTCAAACCCCAATTTGTTTTCATAACATTGGAAGACGGCGACGAACCTATCGATCGCGAAAAAAACCATGTATGAAGAAGGTTGACAGGCTCGATTGTGCTATACGTCATAGAAGGTGTCCAGGTTGCCCATTCAATGACTTCTTCAGGCCCGACAAAATCAATATAAAATCAGATCAAGAAAAGTCTTCAGATCACCCGTCTCAATAAGTCTGGCGTATAATATACCTTCCTGATCGAAATAGAGTGGGTTTAGATTCGCCCTATCAAATACATTTTTAAGTTTAATTTTTAGTTTGTCTAGATGCATCAATACTTTGGATAATATATCGAAATCTAGGACCTGGACACCCATACGGAATGCGACCTTGTTTACACTATATTCACCCGTATCAGTTTGAACGAGAAATTGTTTTTTTATAAATTCTTCTATTTCGTTTCTTGGGCTAATCCCAATTTGATTTGCAATTTGTGTAATTTCCATTAAATTATCTAAACCCGCTACTAACTTTCTTATAAATTCACGCTTACCTTGTGGGAGTGACATCTTATTGTGTATAAAGATAAAAAACGCACCTAGGGTAAGATGACTGATGTATTTGAATTAAAAATTATGATTAGTAAGGTACTTCTTCCAAGAATTAGAAAACTTGAAGAAGAACTTGCGTCATTACGAAAACATACGTGGCCGTATGTACAGGGGAAAAAAGAATCTCATCAACTTGACGATATCGAGGCGAAGGCGGATTTTCTTAAACATCTCGATGAGGACACAGTAGTTGAATTATTAAGGGCAAAGGCGAGACTCTATGGGAATACTGGTTTTCTAACAAGAGAATACGATAGTCTACGAAATAATTTTTGTTGAGCTATAGTAAAGATGTTAGGAGCTCTCATGTCAACATCGGGTGAACCAATGGGTAATACCCAATTAGGTTTCACAATTGCATGCTTGCTTTGTTCAGTTATGGGCCTTATGGGTATGATGAAGATACCCGTAAAATCACCACCTATATTAGCAGCTTGTGCTCTTTCAGCATGCTGTTCTTCCAGTCAAACAAGTTCACTTATAAATGACGTACAGAAACGTGTCAAAAAGAGTCAGGAGACTCCAGCTGAAACTCCGGCGGCGTAATAAAAAATCATAATTTATAGTAGATGATACATTCAAGTGATGAACCTATGCATATTGGGGCTCTCATATGTCTAATCATATGTATATTTATTACAGGTAGTGGCACCAAAACCATTTTACAGATGCCTCTAGTACCACAAACTGGGTTGATGGCAGCTTGTTGTTGTTTGTCTTGCATATCTTCAACAACTACTGTCGCAAAAGATCTACAGAAACGTTAAATTAGAAAAAATCATCAGTCCTGTACATATTTACAGTGAATGAACCAGTCTTTCCCATTACGGTGACTGTTTCATTTCCGTATAGCTCTTGGCATCCAATGTCTTCCATACAGTCTCTCGCATTGTGGGAGACTGACACTGGGTAAAGATTTTCACCTCCGGTAGTGGTGTAGTAATTGTAGCGATCACGGCGACCACGTACCTCCTTACCATAGAGAGGGAGAGTCTCATCACCATTCGTGATTAGACCCATCTGTTGCATGTGACCAGGCTTGTATTGTTTGATGGGTGGACCCCTAAATTCGGGTTCTTGGGTGTGACCACGACGAGTAGGTACTGGACGCACTGGCACTGGAACAGCTACTTCTACTGGGACCTCGACAACTTGGGGGTTGTAGAACATGTAGCCTACAGCCCCTACAAGTACAATAACAGTCAATATTAACAAGTTTGTCTTTTGCTTGTTCTTCATATACTATAGTTAAGGAAAATCTTTTACATAAAGACATGAAGGTCTTGGCGATCGATATAGGATACCATAATATGGGTCTAGTTCTTGCCGAGTTTGAAGATAGCCCAAAAATTGATGTGAAATACATGAAAAAGGTAAGTCTCGAGGACTACAAGTATATACATACAAATGACTTTGTTGACCTTGTCCCTTTATTTGTTGAAGATCACCAAGATATATTTGATTCAGCTGATAAAATACTTATAGAGAGACAACCACCCGGGGGGTTCACAAATATTGAGATTCTATTAAATTACATGTTCAAAGATAAGGTTATTTTAATTTCACCTGTGAGCATGCATATGCATTTTGGTATGAGACACCTAGACTATGAAGAGCGTAAAGAGAGAACCGTACTAATAGCTGAAAAATATCTAGATGATGAGATCCCATATGAAAGAAAACATGATATAGCGGATGCTCTCTGTATGATTGTCTATTTTAACTTCAAAGTTACAACTCATATATTCGACAAGTTTAGATATTTTCCTAAGGTATAGTATATGCCAACAGCTAAACAACTCCAGAACGCAAAGACAAAATTAAAAAAGACTCCTAAATCCAATGGTAACAAACCTGTTATACCTACAGCAGCTCTTCTTCGTTTAATTGCTGCCGACCCCAGGATTCAAAGGAATCGTAATTTTATGAAACAAGTTCAAGAACTCGTCAAGAAGAAGTAGTTTTACCTTTGAGTGTTACTTTTAGTTCATCAAAGAACGTGTCGAAAACACCCAATCTATACTGAACAAATGCCCAAAGTGCGAAAAACATAGTCTTCGTCATCTTATTTACATCATTCTCCTCCATTTTGTAAATTGGACCAACAAGTCTTCCCATAAAAGTTTCATCCTTAGATTTACCAGTCATTGCAATCTCCGCTTGGGTTAATGCACATGTATCGTCGTTCACTGACCAATGATAAAAAATGAATGGTATAACCATCGAGTAAAACTCAAGATTTCTACGATTATTTGTAAAAGGTACTATCAAAATCATGAGTAAAAAAATAACGTGTAGTGCAAAAATTATATTCATTTACTATATACAATGGTAAAAGAAAAAATTGTATGGAATGATCAGCACGAAATTATATTACGACAATGGGGTGAGGCCTGTGCGTGTTATAGGTTTATGCATCATAGATCATATTTACTCTATAAAGACCTGAGTATGAAATTTACCTTACCCGTCATTGTACTTTCGACTATTACAGGAACAGCTAACTTTGCACAATCTACACTCCCCCCTAGTATTCAACCCGCTGCACCATCAGTTATAGGTGGTTTGAATTTAATTGCAGGACTGATTGCCACAATCATGCAATTCTTAAAAATTAATGAATTAATGGAAAATCATCGAACTGCGGCGTTAGCTCATGGTCTATTATCTAGAAATATTCGACTCATGTTAGCGATATCACGTGATGAACGTAAGAAGGATGGTTTGAAATTTGTTGAAGACTGCAAGACTGAATACGATAGACTTCTCGAACAATCTCCATCAATTCCTAAACAAATAATGAAAGATTTTGATAAAGAATACCCACTTGATAATATTTTTACAAAACCCGAAATTCTTAATGTGCGTTCAATTCCAATTCTCAAACTTCCCAAGACTATTGAGCCAATTGAAGCTATAACTAAAAATACACCTCTCGAGCGTGTAGGTAAATTTCTTTCTAAATCTAAAACACCACCACCAAGTGAAGCCAGTGAAGAGTCTAATCTAGATGAAGTTGAGGAGATAGAGGAAGAAGAGACAGACGTCGAGCAAGGTACACCAAAAGAATAAACATAACCACATTGGTAAGAACTCCACACGCAACGTATGGTAAAATTTTCCTTTTTAAAGGTTCTACGATACGTTTATGTAGTGCGTCATTTTCAAGCACTAAATCTATGGCCTGATTAGTAAGATCATCAATGGACTCTTTCATTAAAGTAATCGAGCAAAAAAAAGAAGAGATAAATACCGTGACAACAATTCACACAAAACAGATCAAACTCATTCGTAAGTACCTAGATGAAAGAAAGAATGTATTCATATGTGGGGGGTATGGTGTTGGGAAATCGTACATTCTCGAAGAAGTATTGAAAGGTCTAAGTCATGTTGAACTACGAACCGATCATCTGAAAAGTAAATCACCGTTTCTGACATTTATTAAACCTTCTACAAAGCATGTATTTATTGAAGACTATGATCCAGTGTTTAAACCTATCATAGAACAAGTTTCGGATGGTACCCCTCTGACTCGTGGTTCATTATTGGTGACTTCTGTAAACATGTGTATGTATCCAAATTTTGAAACTGTGTTTATCCCTAGACATAAACCAGATACATTACTCACACTTACAGAAGATAGGGGTCCCAAGGCTGAGAATGCGGCGTATAGATGTAATGGTAATATTCGAAACTTTTTCACTTATCTTGAAGGGTATGATCAAATGGATATTTTCAAAACACCTAAAGAATTTATTGCTGAAGTACTGTCAGATCCTAATCCTATACCTATTCATGATAGTATACACGAACATGGACACATGTGGGATATTTTTCAAGAGAATTACATTAATTCGAATGGTGTAAATGTTTTAAAAATTACAGAATCATTTTCTACAGCTGATTACTACGACAATCATATATACAAATATGGTAATTGGAGTCTCATGCCTTATTTTGTGTTACACGCCCTCACGATACCAAAGAAGTGTTTAGGTGAACCACTCGTGAAGGATAAAATTAGACCTGGGAGTTGTTGGACTAAACTTGGTAATTACAAAATGAGAAAGGGTAAATTTGAGGAAATTAAGAAAAAATCGAGAATGGGATTGGGGGTTGAAGAATTATGTCTTTTGAAGAAATATGCGGAGAAAGGAGACCTAAGTAAGTTGGTAGAATATGGAATCACACCTCAAGACTTCGACGTCATTAATCATTTGGCTGTTGGAAGTGGCTTAAAATCAAGAGAAGTAACAAAAGTAAAGAAGGCTCTAAAGAATGTCTACGAAGGAAGAACCTGAAACTGAAACTGAAGAATATGTTAAGGTTATTGGGAACGAAATCCTCTTCTATGCTGACGTCGATCGGGAGAACGCTCTTGACTTCGTTGAAAAATTTAAAAAGCTGGAGATCGAACTTCTTAAAAAGAAAGCTGAACTCTTTGGGTACGAACCCCTAATTAGGGTTCATATCATGAGTGAAGGTGGAGACATCTTTGCTGGTATGACGATGATGAACACTCTCGAATCCTCCCGTGTAAAGATTGTTACCATCGCCCAGGGATCTTGTTGCAGTGCCGCGACGTTCATGTTGCTTGGAGGTTCTGAGAGACTTATGGGGAAAAATGCATACGTCCTCATTCACCAAATCTCTACAGAATTATGGGGTAATTTTCAGGAACTTAAACATGAGCTCAAATCAACGGATAAGTTTATGAAAAATTTGAAGAAGATGTATCTCGAAAAGACCAAGATTCCTGAGAAAAAGCTGAATAAGCTTATGAAGAAAGACATCTACTTGTCTCCAAAAGACTGCCTCAAGTATGGAATCGTCCACGCTCTTGAGTAAGTGTAACCGAGCGTCGATATAGAGCTAGTACACATAGAATTATAAATATTATACAAAACGTGTTTAAATTTAAAGGCAACGTTGTGCTTTCTGGAGGCCTAAGTCGTTCCATTCTAGCGTAATTAACAACTGGTAATCCAGACATCTATTTAAAGTTGAGAAATTAATTACTCCTATAATGGAACGCCTTATCAAACAAGACAAACACAACCGCGACCGCTACATTGACATCAAAGTTGAGGACTTGAAGGATGGAACTGCGGATATTGTGAAGATATCTGGTATCGTGGGGAGTGACAAGTTCTCTGAGTCACGAACCAACGTCAAGTTTGGGTATGAAAAGGCTTTGGTTCGAGCACAAACCATGTGGAACAATGAGCATATCAAGTGCAGCCAAGTGTTGCCTATGCTCGCTAACAAGTGGGAGGATCGCCAGAAATACATATCTGAGCCGTTCTACGTTCAACCCAAACTTGATGGTGTTCGCCTACTTGTCTCCAAAGATGGTGGCATCTCAAGAACTGGAAAGATCATCCCCGGAACTGAGATTCTTGGTAAGGGACTTGAGCCGGGTCAATACGTTGATGGTGAAGCCTTTGACCCTAACCTCAACTTTGAGGAACTCACGAGTACTTTCAAGACTGACCCTCTGAAGCTCAAGTTCCACGTCTTCGATTTCTTTGATCTCAAAGCTGAAGCCCTTGCCAGGGATAAGATGACCTTCGAGCAACGCTGGGAGTATGTCAAGGATTCTATCTACAATCCTCATTACGAATATGTCAAAACGACACTCGTAAAATCCAAGAAGGATCTTCCCAAGGTGCACAAGAAGCATGTTGAAGAAGGACATGAAGGTACCATGATCCGTGACCGCTTCAGTGTCTATGAGGTTGGTCAACGAAGCAACTATCTCCTCAAGCACAAGGATTTCCAGACCGAGGAATATGAAATCACGGGTGCCAAGACTGGTCACGGTCGTGACGCAGACGCAGTTGTTTGGGTCTGTAAAACCCAAGATGGTCAGCAATTCAATGTCAGACCTGAGGGTACCATCATCCAACGTGAGGAGGACTACAAGAACCACAAGAAGTACATCGGAAAGATGCTGACTGTACGTTTTCAAAACCTTACCGCGATTGGTGTTCCCCGATTTCCCGTAGGTGTTGTAATTAGAGATTATGAATAATGTTTGTAATAAATAAATGAACAGGGTCGCAATTGATATCGATGAAGTCTTAGTAAAATTCCTATTTCCCATGGCAAACCACCACCGTCAAGTTCACAAATTGTGGAGTAAACCCAAATATAGATACGTGTACCGCGAAATATTTGAAGTAGATGAACCAACTTCTCAAAAAATGGTTCACGAATTTTACCAATCCAAAGACTTCATGGATCTCACACCTATTCAAGGATCTCAGAAAGCTATGTTCAATCTTAAAAAGCGTTATGATAAAATGTATGTACTCACTGGACGTCAAGATATTGCCCGAGAAGAAACAGAAGCGTGGATAGACACATACTTTCCGGGTGTATTCGATGATGTAATCCTCACAAACAGTTATACACAGAATGAAATACATAAGGCGGATATATGTCGCGCACTTAATATAGGTTTACTCATTGATGATAACAAGGCTATATGTGATAAATGTATCGAAAATGGTGTACGTGCTCTTAACTTCATAGGAGATGAGGATGATATTTACCCATGGTGTGAAGAAAGTGATATAAGTATTCAAGGTTGGGTGGATGTTAGACAACGAACTTAAAATATATGATAATTATAGAATTACAATATGTCAATCGGAATCGTTTTACCAATTGTTTTACATAAAATGGGAAACAAAATAGGAGCCGATTTGAAACAAATTGACAATTTCCATATATCAACTAATTATAAAAGTGCAAAATCGATGATTAGTGACATGGATAGACCACGTCAAATAATCACAATACTTCCGATGAAGGCTAAAGATCCCGAAGAGACTTTAGAATCAATTATAGAATATATGGGTCCGTTGGATGTTGTACT